TTATTTATTCGAAGCCATAATCCCATTTAAGTATTCGATTTGTTCATGCGAGTGAGATTTCATGAATCTGCCATAAACGCGCTCCAACATCATCGTACTCTTGTGTCCCATCTGCTCAGCGATAAAAGAGAGGTTTGCCCCTTTGGTGATCAACCAACAAGCGTAGGTGTGTCGAGATTGATATGAACAGCGATGACGAATGCCTGCTCGTTTAAGTGCGTGTGACCATAGACGATTGTATGTTGTCGTTTTATAGGTTTCACTCGTTTTCTGGCCATTACGATGTTCTGGGATAAACACGAATTGAACGCTTTCCTGGCGAAACGTGTTTGAGCCTTTTACTTCCACTAAAATATCTCTAACCGGGCCAAGCATAGTTAACTTTCTTTGAGACTTAAGGGCAAGGAGAGCAGGTTGAAGTAAGTGAATAGTTCGCTCTGACTTCTTATTCTTCGGCGTTGTGAACTTTCGCTCAATCGTGACGTTGCGAGTAACCTCGATCGTACCTTTCTCAAGGTCGACGTCTTCCCATGCTAACGCACAGAGCTCACCAGTTCGCATGCCGGTGTAAATGGCTAAGGTGAATATATTCCGCTGCTGTAAGTTTGTCGTTGATTCTATTAGCTGGTGGAACTCTTCTAGTTCTAGTGGATCCGGTTCACCAGAGCCACCACTTAGTGACTCAACATGCAGAAATGGGTTGTCATCGATAAATTTTGATTTGACTGCTAAATCAAAGCATCGGCGCATAAGTTTGATCATATTATTGATTGTCTTTGCGCTTCGTGGTCTTCCATTGCGAGTAGGAGAGTCGACCATTAACTTTTGGCACTTTAGGGCATCCATAATCGTGATGTTGGAGATAGTACGTTCCTCACCAATAAACGAGCAGCATGCTCTCGCCGTATTATTTAAAACATAGAGTGACTGTGACGCCATTGTTGTCTTCTTCAATTGAATGTAGTCATCAAACAATTCGCGAACGGTAAGGTTCTTACCTCTCTGTTCTGGTGTTGCAAAGAGCTGTGCTTTTTTTGAAGTTGGGAAACGAGATAAGTAATCAAATGTGCCTAATGAAATTTCAGAAAGTATAGAAGCGCGAAGCTGACTCGCTTTTTTGAGATTACCTTTGGTGACTTCCCAGCCTTTCAGGGTCTCTCGACAACGCATCTCGCGGTAAGTAAAACTAATTCGGATAGACTTACCGCGGATCTCTACACCTTCAGGTGTGTTCATTATGCAACCCTTTCCCTTGCTGAAAACTCATCAATGGCAACACGGTCATACTTAAAGCCTTTACCACCATTACTACTCTTACCGGACGACTTTTTAAAATGAACGCCTTCAATCCAACGAAACTGACGATAGTCTTTGATCTCATTGGTGGACATGCCTGTTAAATCGGTTAAAAGGTCTTCTTTCACCCAACGGCTAGGTTCTAATTGAATCACCGTAAATGTTCTCATCGGTAAACTCCTAATATAGTTGAATTGAGAGAAGAGCAGGGCAACCATCTTACTCTTCTTAATTTGGTGGTTGACGCGTTAGCTGTTGGGTTGCTCTTTTGGTAAACGCGCACCAGTTGGTCGAAGTTTCATCACACCATCAACCGCTTTATTGATCTTTTCTTGTGTCATGCCCATCGCGAAATCCTTATATTACTTGTGCTGCATCTCTGGCGAACATATTTAGAAATTGATTGGTGAGCGAAACATTAGAAGGGCATTCTTTGCTGATGCCCCAGCCGTTGCTCTCGTTCTCTGGCTTTATCAGAGTTAGGTTGATCACTTCACAACCTAGCTGGTGACTAAAGTAAGGGGCCGATGTCATGACCTGCCCGAATTGTGTATCGATGGTTGCCGCCATAGATATTTCCTCGCTATCCACGTTTTGTGTATTAATAATGTACACGTATTGTGTTTTTTGTGTCAACACAAAATGTGTTAATCATTTGGCGAGGTATAAAAAAACCGCCATGTAAGGGCGGTTTTCATCTGGTCACATTAGTTTTTAAGCATCAAGTAATGATAAGTTTTGAATTTTTTCAGAGTGTATTGAATCTATAGATAAGCTGTAATGTGGTTTTTTAGGCTGTTTCCATATTAATATCGGTGTCAAAGGTTCGCTGTGTACCTTCAATAACCACTCTTAACCGTATCCCTTACAGCAACACCGAATACCAAAACACACGACCAACGATAGTGATTTTTTGTTCAAGTACCTGTTTTTCTGTGTACTCTCTTGGTGGGTACTCTAGCTCATTAAAGCTGTAGACTCTTAGACCACCACCAGGCAATCGGTATAGCTTCTTAATAAACAGCTCTCCATTATGGTTGATGGCAAAAATTTTTCCTTCCATGAGCGTTTTGTTACCACAATCAATACCAACTGTAGAGCCGTCTGGTAGAACTGGTTCCATACTGTTTCCGTGTACGGCTACGCAGACCGCGTTCTCTGGTTCTACGTTGTAGCGGCGAAGCGTTGATTTGGCGAAACGCAGCCGAAAACCGTTGTCATGCTCCAAGTCGTTTACGACCCCATTTCCGGCAGAAAGTTTTACTTCAGATAAGAATGGCAGTGCTACTTCGTCATCTCCTAGTGGAGTCTTACTATCCCAAATCTGCATATTACCGAGGACTTCAGCATTTCCTTGAGGTGTTTTTTCGGTATTTGAACTTTCACCAAATAGTAGATTTTTAGGGGAAATGTTCAGTGCATTAGAAATGACTTCTGCATCATCCAAACTGATGCTTCTTATGCCTGATTCATAATTACTTATACGCGAAGGCCCCCAACCACATTTAGTGGCTAGGGATCTTTGGCTAAGGCCGCTATTTTCGCGGATCTGCTTAAGTCGCAGTCCTACTTCAATTTTTTTTGTCATGATAAAAAACTTAACACGCTCCGTGTGCGCTGTATGCACACTTTTTGTGTTTGCTAGTCAACACGAATCGTGTACTTTTGTCGTCGGAGGGAACAGAATGAACAAAATCTCAGAACATCGAAACAAAGCAAAAGTCAGCCAAGCTGGCTTAGCTAAAACTATCGGAGTAACACCATCTACTATCGGAAACTACGAATCAGGTATCCGGAACATCAACGTTGAGATGTGTTGGAAGATAATTAAAGCACTTAATCAACTGGGAGCCGAATGTACGTTTGACGACGTATTCCCAGACCCACAAGAAGATTGTGGAACAGAGGGGCAAGAAGTCAAACCACCAATCAAAGGAGCAAATGGTGAATAAGAAAGAGATGGTGAATAAAACCATTGCAGGCGTCACCGGTGGTAAAGAGGCGGTGGCTGCAGTTCTTGGTATGTCGATCGACATTTTTAACAATCACCTATACGAAAAGAAGGGGTCTCGCTTTTTTAGTGTTGATGAGCTGGTGGAAATTGCAGAGCTTACAAACACCCCATATGTTGCAGAGTATTTTGCTAATCGTGTTAGCAGCATGGTTGTAGAGCAGCCTGATGTTGCTGAGCTAGATACGGTGGATATGTTCGATTGCCACTTACATCTTAATGCGGTGAAAGGACTGTTGGATAGAACCATTGAAGAAGCGAAAGAGGATGGTGTGTTTGATGCTCGCGAACGTGCGCTCATCGCTCAATTAAAAGCGGAATATCACGCGACTTTCGAAGCCTTCATGCTGAAGCTCGATGCGCTATATGCGGAGGTTGTATGAAAACAGAAATATTTTGGCAAACCGTTTCACAGATGGCAGACATCACCTGCAGCTCGGCAAAGCTAATGATGGCGCAAGGCCAATCGTCAGAAGTCTACGAACGTGAGCAAATCCAGTTGTTAAAAGCAAAGTGCGAACGTCGATTACGAGTAATAGATGAGGAAGTGGCTTTAAACCGCGGCAACGGTTTAAAGCCGGGTTGTGATGATTCTCGCGAGGAACAATCACATCTCACTCAGTCACCAGCAAAGATCACGGAGGAGTGATGGGAAGAATAACACTCAATTATTCATTGTGGTACCACCAAAACCAGTTTTACAAGGTGGAGAAAGGACAGAGCATCATGCTCACCCATGATGAATTAGCAGACTTATTCGAAGCGAAGCGTATTTACGTAACTGCTGTTTATGAGGGGATGCTCCGTGGCTAAAGAACGTATCGAACGATATTTTTATCCAACACCTTCTTGGTGTGTGAAAGCTTTATTGGACTGCATCGAGTTTCGTGAGGGTGATGTTATCTCTGAGCCTTGCCATGGTGATGGCCGTGTAACGAACGAGCTACCACTTGGACACACTATCAAATTTGCAGAGCTGGCTGAGGGTATTGATTACTTAAACCCTAAAAAAGATATGTCTGCAGATGTGATCATTACGAATCCACCTTTTAGTTTGGCGTTGGAGTTTATCGCAACGGCCATGACCCGAGACCTACGGCATGAAGGCACTATGTGCTTTCTGCTTCGCCTCTCTATGTTGGGTAGCAAAGGGCGTGCAGATTTCTGGCGCTCTTTCCCTTGGACAAACCTACTAATCCTGACACCAAGACCCAGCTTTGTTCATGGTGGAAGCGATAACTCTGAGTATGCGTGGATTTGTTGGGATAGAGGAAACCGTATTAAGCGACCTGCGTTCTGGACGTTGAAGAAAGAAGAGGTGGAATAATGTCAGTTAAGGTAATGAGCTACGTTTGGGACATTCCGAGTTTTAAAGGTTCTGATAAGTTGGTGATGCTTTGTCTAGCTGACCATTCGGATGACCGTGGTCTTTGTTGGCCGTCTATCGATACCATTGCTCGCAAGTCTGGTGTTTCACCTACCACCGTTAAATCGACGCTCAAGAAACTGGAAGCTGCTGGATGGTTATTCAAAAAGAACCAATTCAAGAAGGCGGATACAGGTCGTTTGGTTCGTTCGAATAATCAGTACCAGTTGCCAGTGATGCTTTTGAAGAAGAAAGCAGATGAACAGACAGATTTTGAACAGTCGAATTTCGTCTGTTCAAAAGTCGAACGTTCGAAACTCGAACAGACGAAACAACCTGAGGGGGTAGGTCAAATTCCGACTGGGGGTAGGTCGGAATCCGGCTATAAACCACCAATAGATCCACCAATAGAACCATCAAGTAAAGATCTTGCTCCAAGCGAACCGCTCGAAGCCGAACCAGCTCTGTTTGAAATTCCTTTGAACAGGAAAGGACAGTTTCATGGAGTAACTCAACCAGACATCGACCGTTATTCGGATTTGTTTGGTGCAGTGAATGTTCGTGCGGAGCTGAAAAAAATGATCGCTTGGTGCGATGCCAATCCTCGTAAGCGAAAAACCAAGCAGGGTATTGAGAAGTTTATTCAAGGTTGGCTTGGCAGAGAGCAAGACAGGGGGCGTTATCTGCCACCACAGCAAGGTGATACTGCGATGGATACTCAGGACGAAGTGACCGTGATTCAGCGTGAAGTAGCTTTGCTAGAGAGCTCTATCAACTCAGAAAACCAGCGCATGTTGTACTTGATTGATGCTAAGCGACCTCAACATGAAGTGGAGCCATCAAAGCGAAAGATCGCAGATTTGTCGGCTAAGCGCAGAGAGTTACTGGAGCGAGTTTCGAACCTAGAGACGGTTTAGGGAGGCGAGGATGGCAAGTAAAAAGGATTTGGTTGATGTAATGAAATCTCGTCGTCGGCTTTGGTCTCCGAGTGAGCTGTGTGATGAGTTGGGTATTCACGTTTGTGACTTAGTTAGATTGGTTAAGGCGGCTCGCCGTTCTGGTGTGGATGTCCGACATGAGAGTAGTGAACTGACGGGGTTCTCGAGTAAATACTGGTTAGCGGAGGGAGTCGAATGTTAAGTATCAGTACTCGAACAGAGATGACAATGAGTAGTCGAGAGATTGCAGAGCTGACAGGTAAGCAGTACTCACACGTTAAACGAGATATTGAACGAATGGTCGCTGAGTTGAACCATCCAAATTTGGAGGGTTCCCAATTTTGGCATAAAGGCAACCAGTACACTCAATATCACTTGAATCGCGAGCTTACTTTGACGTTGGTTTCTGGTTACAACATCAAGTTACGTCATTCCATTATCAAGCGGTGGGATGAGTTGGAAAGTACAGGTAAACCATCTATACCGGCAACGTATGCTGAAGCATTGCAGCTAGCCGCTAACCAAGCGAAGGAACTGGAAGAAAAGAACCGGGCATTAGCTATCGCAGCGCCAAAGGCCGAGTTTGCAGATGCTATTGCCGGAGCGGATAAAGGTGTGAAGCTCGGTCAGTTTGCTAAAACAGTAGGTTTGGGGCCTGTCACTATTTTTCGTGTACTTCGGGAGTTAAAGATCTTTATGAGCCGTCGAGATTCTTACAACTTGCCGTATCAAGAGTTTGTAGAACGTGGATACTTTACGGTGAAGCAGGGCACTTACGAAACAAACTCACAAACTCGGATAAGCCACACAGCGTTGATTACTGGAAAGGGGGAAATCTGGCTGCGCAAAAAGCTGTTGGAGACAGGTCACCTTAAGGTGGTGGCAGCATGAGTCAGTTAGAGATGTTGTTATTGCATCATATAAGAGCGTTGAAGTTGGAAGTACCCGTGTCTGAATATCGATTTCATGAGACCCGCAGATGGCGCTTTGATTTTGCCTATCCCGATCTGCAACTGGCTATCGAAGTAGAAGGTGGGACCTGGAGTAATGGTCGCCATAATCGAGCGAAAGGTTATGAAGCGGATTGTGAGAAATACAACACGGCAGCATTGAGAGGTTGGACGGTTTTACGCTTTACCGGAGATATGATTAAAAAGGGGGTAGCAATACAGATGATTGAGGAGGCACTACGTGATTAAGGTAGATATCGATATTGTGCCCACTCTTAACGCAGCGGTGATCGCGCTAACGCCAAATACTCAATCGTTAACGTCATTGCTGGTGGACGGTAAGATTGGTTTAGTTTCTCCCAATCAGCGTTTGGCCACAAAGACCGCGGGAGGGTTATCTTCGGACGATTCCTCTTTGGTTGCGTTCTTCGCTCATGAAAACGTGCAACTGCTTATCGGTAGTACGGTTAAGTACGTTGATACGATTTCCGAGTGTCAGTTGAAGGATGAAGGCTACTGCAATCATAATTTGAAAACTCGAGTAACCGGCGAGGGAGCGATTCGTTTGTGTTGGCACCATGACAATATGGCCGACGATAGTCACCAGGCGTATTCAATCGCCCGAAAGAATACGGTTCGTCACGGCTTGATGGTTGTCTCTCGCCAGCTGCATAGTGATGTAAGGCGTATAACAGATGTTGATTTATGTTGGTGGGCTGTTCGCAATGACGTGTATGAGCTGCTTCCTCAATCTGTTATCGATCGTCAGTTCAAACGAGAGGCTACGGTTAAACGAGTTGGTGTTAAAGGCAACATTGATACTGATGCTAGATATATGGTTGAAAGCCAGCGCGCCCAGCTCGAGCGTTTAGCTAAGCCTGTACTCAAGTTGGTCATTGATGACGATCCACCAGCGATGTACCTAAGAAAACCTAAGCCGATTCGATGGGAGAGCGAGAAATACCTTTCGTTCGTCCGAAAGTTACCCTGTCGCGTATGTGGCAAGACTGCAGGTATCGCCCATCACCTAATAGGTCACGGTGAGGGGAAGATGGGCAGTAAGGCTTCGGACATGTTTACCTTCCCGTTATGTAATGAACATCACCAAGAACTACATCGAGATATGAACACCTGGGAACGCCAGCACGGCGATTAACTTTGGCATGTGAAGGAAACGATTAATAGGGCGCTGGTGGTTGGGGCTGTGGGGTGAGCAAAGAGAAATGAGTTAGAACTCAGTCTGCCAGGCTCTAAAGAAGGATACGATTAAAGCCGACTGTTGCCCTAACTCGGTTATGCCCCATTCCTTCTCAGCGCTAAAGTCTAACCACAATCTGCAATTGTAAGTTTGCCTTATCTGCAGTTATCCAAGAGAGTGTCGACGTAAGCTTTTCAAAAATTATGCGTCATCTTGCAATCTAATGTTCAATACATCTCACTAACCTATTGATTATCAATTGAACTGCGTTCACAAAGGTTGCATGATAGGAATATGAAAAACGGCTGAAAGCCGTATAGAAAGCGTTATGCTCTAGGTACCATTTAAACACGTAACATCACCACATATATGACGAAAATATAAAGTTTTTGAGGAATCGAA